GGCAGTTGCCCTCAAAGACGGCGACGCGGTGACGGTGCAGCATAACGGACAGACCTTCAGCGGCCGGGCCGGGTTGCCGTTCCACCGGACATTCTGTAATACGGTGCCGCTCTCCGGGGTGAAAATCGCATGAGCACAATGAATTTCTCACAATATATGGCGGCGCTGAAAGGGATCGGCGCAGACTTGGACGAAAGCGCCCGGAGGACGCTGGAAAGGATGAATGCAAAAGGCATGGAAACGACGACTAAAAATACGCCAGTCGGTCAATATCCTGCGGGAAGCGGAAAGCAAGGCGGTACCCTCCGCAGAGGTTGGCACAATGGCGGCACGCACAAGGTCGGCAATGGCCATGAAAGCCGGTATTACAATAACGTGTACTATGGGCCGTATGTTAATGACGGCCATAGGCTTGTAAACCGGAGGGGAGAGACAGTCGGTTATGTTGAAGGTCAGCGTTTTCTTGAGCGCGGGCAGGACGCCGCAAAAGAGGCGGCGCCTGCCATTTTCAGTGAGGAAATTCAGCGGGTAAAAAGCAAAGGCGGGTGGTAGTGTGGATATTCCGAAAAATATCTGGTTTAATCCGGCGCTGGCTGCCCGGCGCAAAGCCGGGACGCTGACACTGGCCGACCATGTGCTGCTTGCCATTGCCTGCTTTACCGCCCGGCTGTTTCCGGGCTGCAGGACGGATATCGGCAACCGGATGTCCGGTGTTTATCCGCCTGAAATCGGCGTCAACCTGTACAAGCAGTCTAGCCGAAAAATGCTTGCCGACACAAGCGTTCATACGTTTGGGGCGGAGATTACCTATATTCCGAAAAATTCCGACGACCGCGCGGAAATCAGCACGGCCATTTTTTCCATTCTGCAAAACCTCGAATCAGTGGAGGACGACGCAAGAGCTTTTCGGTGCCGGAATAAGGCTTCGGATATGACGGACGGCTTAGGACATGTCACGGCAGATATTTCAGTTGTAGAGCGCAGCGAACCGACCGACGAGGATGGACTGATTATTCGAAAGGCTGATCCGGTAATTCAAAAGGCAGAAACGGAGGTAAAAACGTGAGCATACAGATTTTACCCGGCGCACATGTTGACGTTAAGGCGGGAGACCGCCCGGCGGAACTCAGCGTGACCGGTGTTGTAGCCATGCCGCTTTCCCTGAGCTGGGGAGATCGGATGACGGTGATTCATCAGGGAGACAGTACAAAAGTATCTCTTGGATATGATCTCATATCCGAAAAGCTGAAATGTGTCAACGAGGTTATGAACGGTGCGGAAAAGTTATACCTGTACCGGCTGAATAATTCCGGTGGAAAGGCATCCGGCACGCTGGCAGACGGCATCACAGCAACGGCAAAATATCCCGGTGTCCGGGGCAACGATCTTTCCGTTGTCGTTGCCAAAAGCGGTGATCTATGGAAAATCACGACTCTGCTTGAAACGGCGGAGATGGATTCCCAGATCGTCTCGGGATCTGACAAATTTCAGACGAATGATTTCATCAGTATTGCCGGAACCGGTACGCTGGCGGCTGCCACGGTGAAACTGACCGGCGGCAAGGACGGCGATATGGATTCCGACGCATGGGACAAATTCAAAGATGAAATGGAAACCCATGAATTTAATGTGCTGGCCTATACCGGCACAGATGCGGATACCGTAAACAACCTGATTCTGTGGGTAGACGAGCTGCGGAAAAAGGATATCATGGTTCAGATTGCAGAGAATCCGGCAGCGGCTGACAATCCGGCGGTTTACCACAGCACGTCACCCGGTACTACGGAAAACTACAGCCTGACTGCTGCCGAAGCCTGCGCCACAGTTGCCGGATTGATCGCGAAGCAGGGCGTCTCCGGCAGCTTGACGCGCTACAGCAGCATCACCGGCTGGACGGATGCGGAACATTTAACCCGGGAGCAGCAGGAAGCGCGCGTGCAAAACGGTGAACTGCTTATCGTTATGATATACGGTGCACCAACCGTGCTGTACGACATCAATTCTCTTGTAACCTATACGGAGACGCAGCCAAAAGATTTCCGCAAAGGGCTTGTCATGCGGACGCTCGACAAATACGCGGCGGATCTGAAAAAACTTCTGGACACGAAATGTGTCGGGAAGATTCGCAACAGTACGGAAGGCCGCGCACAGATCAAGGCGCTGGTTGTTCAGATGACGGCGGAAAACTACCAGAACAACGGCTATATTGAAAACTTTACGGCAGACGACGTGACCATTGTGAAAGGTTCAGAAAGCGATGCGGTGGCCGCTGATGTGTCGGTTCAGCCCGTTGATACGGTTGACAAAATTTCTGTTGAAGTCGTTTCTCTGGCAGAATAGGGGGTGTGACGATTGAGCAAAAAAGTTAATTTACAGGACGTTCCGTCCGGAGGTGATGGCAAGGCATACATTACACTGAACGGAAGCCGGGTAGCAGCCTTTCAGATTGCGAAAATATCCGGCAAAGTGGAGCCCTTGACGGAAAACAAAAAGTTTCTCGGCGACCGTTTTCAGCAGACCGCCGTCCGGGGCGTCAAGGGTACCGGAGACATGAGCTATTACAACACCACGTCTGCGTTTATCAAGGCGTGGCGCAACTACAAAAACGGCGGCAGCGTTCCGGAGATTGAACTCCAGTATTATTCCGACGCGAAAACGGGAAAATACGACCGCGTTGAGGTGATTATGACCGGTGTGATTCCAGCCAATGTCCCCTTCGGCACCCTGGACGATTCCAGCGCCGACGCGCAGAAACTTGACACGTCGTTCACGTTTAACGATTTTGATTTAGTTTGAATGGAGGTTTTATGATGGATAAGACACTGGAAAGTTTTTTGCATCCGCACAGAAAGCCGAATGTAAAATTTAAGCTCCCCGCATTTGACGGAGAGTTCGAGATGCGGGCGCTGACAGCACAAGAAGGCATTGACTGCGCCGTATTCGCGGAGCAGCGGGGGATTCCCGCAGGGCTGGCCATGATGCCGAACGTCGCGGAAAGTCTAGTTACACCTGATCTTCACAATGCGGAACTTCAAGATGCTCTTTCAGAAAAGGCCGGCAAAAAAATCATGGAACCATACGACGCGGCGCTCGCCATGTTCACAGATTCTGAAATGGCTACGCTGGTTAGTATCTACAGCAAACTGACGGTGACGCCGGTGGAGTATTTGGAAGGGATTGAACAGGCAAAAAACTGATTGAGGAAAGCTGCCGGGGAAATGGGGACGGTATGTGGGCCTATACGCACATGATCTTCCAGAACCACAATATTTCTCCGCTGGCTTTCCTTTCAATGCCGCCCCAGCAGCAACAGATGATGATTGCGAGTGATCTTGTAGCCGCAAAGCATATGAAAGAAGATAAATAAAAGCGGCAGGTGGCTGGCCTGCCGTTTCTATCAATAACCGGAAAGATTAATTACTTTGAATTTGGAGACATTAGAAGCCATTCCTATGGCGTCATATGACCACGTATTTCCAGGTTCAAGACCGTTTGTGTTTGCCAGTGCCGTACCAACCTGAGAACCGCTTTTATCATACAAAGCGAACTGAATCTGTACATAGGAAAGCACTTTCCCGGAATTGTTCTTTACTTTGCCGGTAATATGAATCGTGTTGATGTCAGAATCAAAAGTGCCGTCGTCGCTAAGCAGTTCCAAGTCCGGCTCTTCTTCGGGCATAGTGCTGGCGGGGGTGGAGGCAGACACAGCCGCAGAATTTGTTGATGCAATAGAATTTTGCATGGCCGCCGGGGCAATATCAGACGAATTTTGGGAAGCATCACTGCCTGAATACACTGCAGCCGGGATGACGATAAAGGCGACAAGAACCATTAATAGGATTGCAATCAACTTTTTTCTGTGATGGTGCTGAGGCATTTGATAAGATGGTGGATTCGGTGTGGAATTATATTTTTGTTCTGGGACGATCCAATTGATGTTTTTTGTTTGGCATTCTTTGCAAAGTTCTCCATCGTTGGGTTCCAACGGCTTGCCGCATATTCTGCATTTTCCGAACGGATAAGTTGAGTCTTCATCCTGTTCTGGAGAAGTGTATCTGTTAATAATTTTTTTCTTGCAGTCTTCGCAAAGTTCTCCATCGTTGGGTTCCAACGGCTTGCCGCATTGTTTGCAGCGGCCGTTTAATGTTGTTGCAGTTTCAGGGGGGCTTGGTTCTATATCAGTATTTTCTTCAATATGTTTCTGTTGCTCCGCTGGCTCTACCGATTGAACGGATTCTCCACAGTAAGGGCAAAATTTGCTGTCGCTTGGAATCATTTTTCCGCATTTCCGGCAATACATCATATGACATCTCCCAGGTATCCCCATTTTTTTATTTCAGATTAGCACTTTTTCAGATTTATGTAAAGAGGTGATTCATGTGGCAAACACTCTTGAATCTATTATG